GTGGTGGGGTTGGTGTCGGTTTAGCTCGGGGTGGTTGCTGCCGCCTGCCTGGTAGCCGAGGACCACCACCCCTGGTTCTGCCCTGCGGGGTGGTGGTTGTCGTCCGTGACGGGGAAGGACACCAACACCGCGATGAATGATCAGCGTTATGACCACGAACCGGACCGGCCAGGTGCGCGCCGGGTGAGGTCACGGTGGTGGGCTGTTGGGCTGGCCGGTATGACCGGCCTGGCCCTCACCACTACTGCCGTCGGCATCGGCGGCGCGCCGGCTATCGGCGCCGTCGACGGCATTCTCACTGCCGCCGACGACCGGCGGGGAAAACCTGACCGCGCCTCCACCGACAACAAAGGCCACGAGGGCAAGGCAACGAAGGACAAACACAAGGGCACACCGGTCCCGTGTGACGCCGATGCGCTGATCGCGGCGATCACCCTCGCCAACGCCCGTGGCGGCGCCGTCCTCGACCTCGCCAAGGGCTGCACCTACCTACTCACCGCCACCATCGACGGTGCCGGCCTGCCCGCCATCACCGCCCCGATCACCCTCAACGGCGGCAAACACACCACCATCACCCGCGCCGCCGCAGCGCCCCTGTTCAGAATTCTCACCGTTGAGGCCGGAGGACACCTCACTCTCAACCACCTCACCATCACCGGGGGCCAGACCGAAACGTTTGACGACGGTGGGGGGATCCTTGCCAACAGCGGAAGCACCCTCGCCATCAACCACAGCGTGATCCGAAACAATATCGGCAACAACGGCGGCGGAGTGGCCAACTTCGGCACGACCACCGTCAAGCACTCCACGGTTAGCGAGAATACTGCACGGGCCAACGCTGGCGGCCTCCAGAATATGGCCGGACTGCTCACCATCGAACGATCCAAAATCACCGACAACACCGCCCCCGGATTGGCGATCGGCGGGGGGCTCGGCAGCATCAACGGCGCGACCACGCGCATAAACCGGAGCAGCATCACCCACAACCATTCAGGACTATCCGGAGGAGGAATCGGCGATTTCGACGCCACCACCGTCGTTACCGACTCCACCATCAGCCAGAACACCGCTGACGTTTCGGGAGGCGGAATCTTCGAGGAGGGGCAACTCACCCTGCGACGCGTTACGATCACTGACAACAACGCCCTTGATGGTGGCGGTGGGGTCGAAATTCAAAACGTTCTCGGCGGGAGCGCCGCGACCATCGAGGACAGCGAAATCACCAACAACACGACGGGACGGGGCGGAGGGATTCGCAACCTCGCCGCCACGATCGTGCTCCGAAACACCCGGATCGCCGGGAACCAGGCCGACACCGGCGCCGGCGCCTTCAACAACATCGGCTCAACGCTCACCCTTTTCTCCACCAAGGTCGTCAAGAACACCGCTGTTACCGACGGTGGGGGCATCTTCAACGAGGTGGGCGGCACGGTGGAGTTGAATACCGCCACCGGCACTGTTGTGGTCAAGAACCGGCCGAACAACTGCGTCAACGTCACCGGCTGCCCGGACTGATCCCCGTCGCTCGGGTATCACGAGGGGTCCGCCCCTGCCGTCTACGGGCGGCAGGGGGCGGACCCCTTCCTGGAGGTGAAGCGGCAGGCCGTCACGAGGCTGGAGCGATGTTGGCATCGGGCCAGGTGGAGCTGTCGCTACTGCGGCCATCCGATGCGGCCGGCCATATCCGACGCGGGAGGATCGATGATTAAGGAAGACAAAGATCCCCACCGACGTTTCCGCTGGTGGGGATCTGCATAGCCCGGCGAAAGGCTATGTGGCCAGGGGCGGGGTCGAACCGCCGACCTTCCGATTTTCAGTCCTACCCGACTAGTGATCATGACCTGCCAGTGTCCGGTTGTGTCCCGGTTCGCCATGTGCGATGTCAACGGTACGTCACCGTCTTTCGCGGCCCCACACCTTGCCCATGTCCCCATGGGGACATAGGTTCGCCGGCATGGCCTCGATCGAGAAGCACGGCCCCTCGTACCGTGTCGTCTGGCGCTACCAGGGCCGCAAGCAGCGTACGACGTGGTCCATCGAGGAACTCGCCTTGGATGCCAAGGCCATCGTCGAGGGCTACCGCGGCAACCGCACCGCCGAGCAGGTCTACATCGACATGGGCGTCATCGACCCCGACATCGGCCCGACCGTGCCGACCTTCGAGGAGTACGCGCAAAAGTGGCTGCCGGCCAAGACCGGCATCACCCCCGGCACCCGCGCGGGCTACAAGGCCCAGCTGGAGAATCGCATCTTCCCGGCCTTCGGCAAGCGGCGGATGGACCAGATCACTGCCACCGACATCGGCACCCTGCTCAACCACCTTCACGACCCCGACGAGGACGACGAGCCGGGCCTGAAGAACACGACCGTCACCCGCTATTTCGCCCTGATCAACCAGATCTTCGAGGCTGCCGTCAGGGACAAGTTCATCATCGACAACCCGGCCGAAGGCGTCCGGTACAAGCGCGACCAGGTCGAACACGACGACACCGGCGAGCCCACCCAGATCCGACTCGCTCCCGCCGAGTACAAGATCCTGCTGCGCGCCTTCGACCCCGAGGACCGGCCACTCGTCGAGCTGCTCGCGGCTACCGGCGCCCGCTGGTCAGAGGCAACCGCCCTGAGCGTGGCACACGTCCGCCCTGCGACCGAGCCGGGCGCTAAGGACCGGATACGGATTTGGCGGGCATGGAAGCGCGACGGTAAGGGCGGCTGGTATCTCGGCACGACCAAGGGCCGCCGCCGGCGCGACGTGCCCGTGCGCGCCAGCCTGATGACCACCCTCAAGTCGCGCCTCGCCGACCGGCCCGACGACGCCTTCCTCATTACCGCACCAGGCGGCGGCCCGGTCCACTACTCCAACTTCTTGCAGCGTCGCTGGAACCCGGCCCTGGCGCGTGCGATGCGCTGCGCCGAGCATCCTCTGGCGGACCGCGGCGGACCGCGCGAGGAGCCCGGCCGCCGGCGCTGCCGCGACTACGGCGGCACGAATGACCGGGGCAAGCCCTGCGGCGCGATCACCGCCGCCGGGATGACCCGGTGCCACGACCACATGGGCCCGGCGCCTGACGCGGTGTCCACCTGCGACTGCCTGGGAGTGCTGCGCCGGCGGCCGACCCCGCACGACCTACGCCACACGCACGCCGCATGGCTGTTCTCCGACCGGCGGATGACGCCGCTGGCCATCTCCCGCCGGCTGGGCCACGCGCAGCTGTCGACCACGTCCGAGATCTACGGGGACCTGATGCCGGAGGCCGAGGAGGCGGCGGTTGACGCGCTCGACGACCTCCTCAACGACGATCAGGGCTAGGATGCCTGCGCCTCGCCGCCTGGCTCGTCCTGCTGCGTCCTGCTCCGGTTCGCCGCAGCGAACATGTCCACCAGCTGGAGCATGACCCGGCGCTGCTCCTCGGTGTAGAGCGTGTCGTGCTTGATCGCCTCGCGAACGCTGACGACGCGTTCACCGTGCGAAGCCTGCTCGTCAACGGGCACGAGGCCTGACCACTGGTGAGCCTGTTCGCGCGGGATGTCCAGCGCATCGGCAAGGGCATTGACCGTGCCTGCCTCTACTCGCTTACGGATCTTGAGGCCATTGATCGTGTTTCGGGAAACGCCTGATCGGCGGTGCAGGTCAGAGTCCGTCCACCCTCGGTTGGCCTGCTCGGCCTTCACTCGTAGCCAGAAGTCATACGCCGGACCTCGCTGAGCCATGTAGCAGGTTGTAGCACGGGGACGTGTTCGTGGCATAGCAAGAGTCAGCAACATGAGCCATTACATAGCCCTCCGCCAATCTTGTTGCTTCATGTTGCGTCATGCTGCTCCGTGAATTATGGTTGGCAACGCACGCATGAAGCAGCATGAAGCAGCATGAAGCAACACGGAGCTTCTGGAGGAGCTGGGTGGAACAGCACCTAACAGTTAGCGAGGTGGCCAGTCTGCTGCGGGTCTCCCGCTGGAGCGTCGGCCGCTACATCAAGTCGGGCGCGCTCATGGCAACCAAGGCAGACGGCCCGAACGGGGCCGTCCGGATCCCCCTGAGCAGCTATGTGGCGTACATCGATGACCACACCGTCACCCCGCAACAGGAAACGCAATGACCACCTTCCCGACTCCGCCCCACCTCACTCCTCTCGAAGAGGTGGCGGCCAGCCTCGGAATCCCGCCTCGTCGGCTACGTGAACGCGCTTGGGCACGTCAATTCGCCCACGTGCGGATCGGCAAAGAGAGGTACCTAACCGACAAGCAGCTAGTCGACTTCATCGACACCTTCACGGTCGGCCAGGACATGCCAAAGAGCGACCGCGACAAGGCCATTGAGCAGACCCGCGAGCGGCTCGCCCGTCAGGGGTCACGAGGACGTTACCGCTCTGTCACCTAACTCGCCACGGAACGAGAAGCCTGAAAGGAGGACCTATGACATCCGTTCTGACGAATTATGTGTTCCCGAGCACGGGTCGGGCTGTCCGGTCGGTACTGGACGAGTCCGCCAAGCCGTGGTGTGTCGATCCTTGAGCACGTCATTGCCAGGCATGAGCGGTGACCTTTCAAAGGTGTCCCACAGTGTCACGCAAGTGCGGTTCGCGTAGCCAGCCGCCCCTGACAGAGTCATAGGTGCCCATCCGAGAGGGCGAGTCAGGAAGTCAACTCCCAGGCGAGGGGATGAGCAGGCGGCGCTGATCCAGTGACTACCGCCGCTCTGCTGGCCCGCGCGGTCACCCTGATCCTGCCCCCGCGAGGCGATCCGCGAGCACGTCCCTCCAGCTCACCGCAACGGGAGCGTTTCGCTCCCCTTGTCTGACCACCGCCGCTGTCGAACGGAAGGCAAGGCCACGTGACTACTGAACTGGCGTTAACCGAGTCGCCGTCGCTGCGGGCGCGCTACGCCGCCCGTGTCGACGTGCTCGACAAAGTGAAGGCACTTGCCCTACTGCCGGACAACACCCACGCCACCACCGAGATCGTCGCCGGCTACTACGAGGTTGACGTCGAGACCATTCGCAAGCTCGTCCAACGCAACCGCGAGGAACTGACCGGGAACGGCCTGCGCGTGCTGCGTGGTGAGGAACTGCGTGAATTTGAGAGGGACACTCTGTCCACCTCAAAAATCCGGAACCTGACCCTGTTCACCCGGCGGGCCATACTCAACGTCGGCCAGCTCCTGACCGGCAGTCCGGTCGCTGAGCGAGTCCGCCGATACCTGCTCGATGTCGAGGAGATCGCCCCTGCCGAGCTGCGAAACACAGCTATCGAGCGGGCTGCCGTGTCTCGCGCCCAGGTCGTCATGCTCCGAGCTGCTGAGGGCCTGGTCGACAAGACGTGGCTCACCAACAAGGCCCACGCTGTGATCGCCCGGGGTCTCGGTGAGGAGCCGGAGATCAACCCGGCCGACCGGCCACTGTACGTACCCGACTACCTGCGGGAGTACGGGATCACGAGCAAGCGGGACCTGGCCTCGATTCAGTCCTGGTTCGGCCGGCGCGTCACGACTGTTGCTGAAGAGCACGACATCGCCCTTCCCGGCAAGCGCACGTCGGAGCTACCGAACGGCACACTCCGCGAGACCCTCGCCTGGACCGAGCGGCACCGGCCACTGTTCGACGAGGTCTGGAACCGCTGGTACGCGGCCGACTACGACCGACCGGCGGCACTGCTGTGACCACCGCCGCTCTGCTGGCCCGCGCGGTCGCCCAGATCGTGACCGGTTTGGCGCTGGTCGCCGCTGGTCTCACCGCGCCCCCTACGCCTCCGGCCCCGGCCTCGGACTCGAGTCCCGGCCTGGAGTGGCGTTCCGCCACCGACGCCGAGAGGCGGGAGTGGCAGCGGCAGCAACTCGAAGACCTCATCGACGCGAAGCGGTCGATGAAGTGAGCCCCCCGCCGACCGCAGATCGGCGAAGGGCTCGACACAACCGCACCAACCAACCATCAGAAGGAGAAGGAAGTGCAGATGCACACTGATCGTACCGACACCATCGACCCCGGCTCCGCCGCCGCTGAGCCGCGGACCCGGGAGATGAAGGCCGGCGACCTGACCGCCGGCATGATCCTGCGCTTCACCGGGGCCGAGCCGGCGCGGGTGTCGCGCGTCCGCCGTGACGAGGACGGGATCGTCCTCGTCACGTTCGACGGCTTTGCCGCCGAGGTGGGATACGTCGCCGAGTGGCCCGTCACCGTCGTCGGCTGGGATGGCGCGGCGGCGCCGCTGGCCGCGCCGGGCTACATGTCCTGCCCGCGTGAGTGCGGGGTGGACGTGCGCGAGCACGCCTCGTCCGGCCTGATCGATGGCCGGTGCGACACGGACTACTGGCTGGCCCTTGCGGCTGACCTGCGTGCGGCGGCTGACCGGATCGCCTCTCTCGCCGGCACGCCGGCCCCCGAGGTGCACGCGAGCCTGTCCCTGCGTGTCGGGTCGGTCGTCGAGGCTGGACACGAGGAGCGCCGGCCCGTGGTGGACGCGATCGCCGCCGCCCTTGGTGGGACGGCCGCGGACGTGCAGCCATCGCCGACGTGGTGGGCGCGCCAGGTGACCGCCAAGGTCGGTGGTCTTGGTGTCATCGTGTGGACCCTGCTTCCCGCCCCGGAGGCCCCGGAGACGGTGGCGCTGCGGGCCGAGGTGGCAGAGCTGCGCGCCCAACTCGCCGAGGGCGGCGCCCGGTGAACGCCCTCGACCCCGCCGACCCGGTGGACGCGGTGGTGCTGCGGCACGCCGAGTGGGATGCCGGCCAGCCGTCCAAACCCGCGTGGCCGCTCATGGCCGACGCCGCCGAGCCGATCACTGTCCCGGACCTCGGGTGTGGGCACCTGCCCGGGGAGCCCCACGACGAGGCGTGCGCCTACTGGCGCGGGGTGTCGGTCGGGACCTACCCGCCGCCGGAGATGCCGGTGACGCTGCCGCCGCACTGCCCCGGCCTGCTGCCGCTGACTGATCCGGCGCTGCGGGAGGTGGCCCGGTGATCCGCACCGCCGCGCAGATCCTCGCCAACATCGACGACGAGCCAGACGACATTGTCGTTGCCTCCCGCCCGGCTGAGGCGCCCCGCCGCGCACGCGGCGTGGTCGACCTGGACGCCGGGGTGGGTCGCCTGCTCGTCGGCTACGACACCATCCACCGTCACGCCCGGGTGTGGACCGGCGAAGCACCCCCACCGGAGCCGCTACCGCCTCGGGTATCGCCGCTGCGGCAGGGCTGCCCGAGCGAAGGCCAGTACCGGCGGCATCTGAAGGCTGGCGAGAAGTGCCAGCCGTGCCGCGAGCACGTCCACGCGTTGGAAAAGGCTCGCCGCGCGAAGTGGGGGCGGCGATGACTGGCCGACGCGACCCCGAACTCATCCACAGTGGCCCGGACATGTGCCCCGGCTGCCTGACCGTCCCCGGCCGCACCCATGGCCCGGCGTGTCCGGCGGTGGAGGGCCCCCGCCACGCTGCCGCGCCGCACGCGGACACCGTCCGGATCGTGACTGCCCTGCTGGTCGGGGTGCCCCTCGGTGCCGGCCTGTACCTCCTGGCCGCCCTGCTGATCTGGAGCCTCACATGACCGAGACGACCTACCTGATCTGGTCCAATCATCACTCGGCATGGTGGGGGCCGGGCGGCTGTGGTTACCGCCTCAACCCTGGCGATGGTGGCCGCTACACCCGTGCCGACGCTGAACGGTGGCTCGGCCGTGGCTGCGACTGCTGCCGTCTCCCCGAGCTACTCGTGCCAGCCGAGTGGGTCATCGGCGCGGGTGACCGTGTCATCCAGAGCGCTATCAGCGCGGCGGCACGGGCCGCCGTCGAAGCTGGCACGGTTGACACGCACTACCGGCGGGTGACCCACGCCGACAACATGGTGCGGGAGCTGACCGCCGAGCTGGACCGGCTCGAAGACAAGCTGGACGTCGCCCAGGCCGCCTACGAGCGGCGGACCCGGCAGGTCGCCCAGTGGCGGGACCTGGCCCGCGGGCTCGGCGACGACCTACGGCGGGCCCACGCCGACCGGGACCGAGCGATCAGCACCAGCCAGCGGCTGCGGGTGGGCCTGGTGGCCGCGCGGGAGAAAGCCGCGGCGTACCCGGCGCATGTGATCGAGGCCGGTGGACCTGACCACTACGCCGCCGGGCAGGCCCAGGCACTACACGCGGCGATCCTCGCGGCCGACTGGGACGCCGTCCGACAGATCGCCGCCGACCCGTGGACTGCGGGAGACGACGTGGACACGGCGCGGGGCGCGCTGGCCGGCGCCGGCGAGCTGGGCGACGTCAGCCGTGAAGGGGCGGGGCGGTGATCCCGGCGATCTGGCGGGGTTGGCTGCCCGCACCGCGCACCCTGCCCCTGCCCCGGCCGGTCCAGGCCGAGGTCCGGACGGCTGGCCGGCACCGGCGCACGCCGGGGGATCTGCCCCGGGTGCCGCGGGTGCGGACCGTCCGCCGGCACCGCTGGCCGACGGCGAGGCCGCGGTGAGGGCCGGGCGGTGGGCGGATGTCGCCGCCGCGACCCAGGCCGCGGTCACCGGCGGGCGGCCGTGTGCTGGCGGGTGCCGGTGGCCGGTGCATCCCGCCGCCACGGCCGGGCCTGGTGGGGAGCCCGGTGTCCACGACCGGCATCCGGGGTGTGAGCCCGGCGGGCGGGAGCTGCAAGCAGTGCCAGGGAGGCGGCGGTCATGAATACGGTCGAGTTGCTCACCCCTGAGCAGGCCAACCCCGATAACCCGGAGTGGCACGCGCTGCGCCGTGATGGCATCACCGCGTCGGAGATCGGCGCCGTGCTCGGCTTGTCGCCGTGGGACAGCCCGTTCTCGCTCTACTGGCGGAAGATCAACGACTGGCGTGCCGACGACACCGTGGACATGTCCACTGGTCGCCGGGTGGAGCCGGTTGTCGCCGACTGGTGGGCCGACGCCGTCGGCGCCCCGGCAGGCATGTACGTCCGTCCGGCTGGCCTCTACGCGCACGAGGCCCGGCGGTGGCAACTCGCCACCCCCGACCGGCTCGTCAGGACATGGGTGCGGCCGGGCGTCGGCCGGCTGACGTCGGTGCTGGAGTGCAAGTGGACCGGCACCTGGGACGGCTGGGGCGAGCCTGGCACCGATGACATCCCGGTCTACTACCGCGCGCAGGTGCTGTGGCAGTGCGACGTGCTCGGCGTCGACGAGGGACACCTAGCCGTGCTTGGCCCGGGCGGGTTCCGGGCGTATGGGCCGATCCGCCGCGACGAGCGGGACTTGACCGTAATGCGGGACGCCGCCCGCCAGCTACTCGCCCGAATCGATGCCAGTGAACCGCCCGACGTAGACGAGCACACCGCCACTCTCGCCACGATCAAGCGCCTCCACCCGAGCCTGGTAGACGAGCAAACAGAAATCAGCACCGAGACAGCCGCGGGCTACCGGCGAGCCCGCGCCCTCAAGCAGGCCGCTACCCGCCTGTGCGACCGGTTCGAAGCCCGCCTGCGCGCCGAGATGGGCGCGAACCGCACCGCGGCCGACGCCGCCGGGGTGAAGGTCGCCACCCGCTCCGTCTACGACGTGACCCGCGTCGACACGGTCCGCCTGAAAGCGGACCAGCCGGAGGTGGCCGCCGCGTACGCCACCACCTCCACTACCGATCGGATCACCCCCGCAAGGAGCAAGCGATGACGCAGACCGTCTCACAGGCCGTGGCCACCCGGGACAACTCCCCGGCCAGCTTGATCACGCAGTACTCCGAGTCGTTCGCCCAGGTATTGCCGTCGCACATCAAGCCGGCCACGTGGGTTCGGCTGGCGCAGGGTGCGCTCAAGCGCGGCAAGCGTGGCGACGGTGGCCGGTTCGAGTTGGAGATCGCCGCCGCGAACAACCCGGGCGTGTTCCTCGCCGCGCTACTGGACGCCGCCCGGCAGGGCCTGGAGCCCGGCACCGAGCAGTACTACCTCACCCCGCGGAAGGTAAAGGGCCGGCTGGAGATCCTAGGGATCACCGGCTATCAGGGGCACATCGAGTTGATGTACCGGGCCGGGGCGGTCGCCTCGGTGGTCGCCGAGACCGTGCGAGAAAACGACGAGTACCGCTACCAGCGCGGCATCGACGACGTACCGGTACACCGATACAAGCCGTTCGCCCGCGACGCCGAACGCGGCGCACTGGTCGGGGTGTACGCCTACGCCCGCATGAAGGACGGCGCGGTGTCCCGGGTGGTCGAGCTGAACCGCGACGACATCGACCGCATCAAGGCCAGCAGCCAAGGCGCGACCAGCGAGTACAGCCCGTGGCAGAAGCACGAGGCCGCCATGTGGCTCAAGTCGGCGGTACGGCAGTTGCAGAAGTGGGTGCCCACATCGGCGGAGTTCCGCCGGGAGCAACTGCGCGCCGCGGCTGAGGCCCACCGGGTCGCAGCCGCCGCGGACGCCCCGGATGGCGCCACTGCTCCGCAGGGCGACGTCCTGGACGGCGAGGTACTCGACGAGGCGCCCACCGAGCCGGCGCGATCCGATGATGCCGGCGGGCATGCCGAGCAGGAGTGGCCGGACGCGGCGCAGCCCGGCGGTGCCCCGTGAGCCACGGAGATCCGTACTACGGCGGCGCCGCCGAGGTGGAGCACGTGTGGGTTCGCCCGCCGTCGCCTGACTGCGACGCCTGCGGATGCTGCACCGCTGCGCTGTGCGCTACCGCCGCCGAGCGGGAGCTGCCGTGCGGGGCGCTGGTGTCCACCGGGCCGGCGGTGATGGACGTCAGCAGGTGCCCGTGCGCCCCGATAACCCGCGCGGGCCGGCCGTGACCCGCGATCAGGGCGCCGCCCGGGGCGGGCCGGTGCGGGAGCCGGGCCGGTGCGCATGCGGGCACCTGGAGCCACTACACACGCTGCGGCCGGGCCGCCGCCGTGGTGGCTGCTCGTCGTCGACGTGCGGATGCAGCAGCTACGAGCCCGGGGTCGGTGTCATGCCGGCCCCGGCCGGGCCACCCCGTCTCCTGCCGGACCTGGACGCCATGGCCAGCCGGTACGTCGCGTACGCCGACGCCCGCGACAACGGCCGGCAGCCAGACGCAGCCCTGCTCGCCGCCGCCGTCGCCGACGACGTACCCGCCTGGCGTCACGAGGTGCACCGCCTCGAGGCACTACGGCAGGAGCTGGCCGCCGCCCTGGACCGGCTCCAGGGCGGCGCGTGATGGACAGCAGCACCTACGTAGACCGGCTCGCCGCCGTCGCCGCCGAACTCGTCGTGCGGGTCCGCGACGACGACCCGCAGGCCAACGCGCGGTGGCTCGCCGCGACGCTGCCCGACCCGGGCGACCGGGAACGGCTGCTGTACGTCCTCGCCGCCGCCGTCCCGGACGACCGGCCGTGGCTGCACCTGACCGCTTGGACAGTCACACCACGGCCGGCCCGCGGTCCACAGCCGTGTGGGACGCCGGCCGCCGCGAAGCGGCACCGAGAACGCGACGAGGAGCCGTGCGAGCCGTGCGAGACCGCCGAGCGGGAGGACTGGCGACTTCGCAAACGCGACCAGCGCGCCCGCCACAAGACCACCCCCTGACCGGTTGGGCCGGCCCCGGGGGCGGGGCCGGCACAACCACCCCCGCACAAACCAGCACCACCCGCAAAGGAAGGCACGACGTGGCCCGCATTCGATCGATCAAGCCGGAATTCTGGAAGAGCGAAGCCATCGCCTGCCACGACTTCTTCACCCGGCTCGTATTCATCGGTCTATGGACTTACGTCGACGATAACGGTGTCGGCGTGGACAACCACCGACTCATCACCGCCGAACTGTTCCCCCTCGAAGAGGACTTCGCGCAGACCTCGCGAGACCTTCGCGACAGTCTCGCGAGGCTTGCAGACGCCGGCCGCATCCGCCGCTACACCGTCAACGGGAAGACGTACCTCGCCATCGTGAACTGGTCAGAGCACCAGAGGGTCGACCGGCCGAACAAGCCCCGCTACCCGCAGCCCGACGACCCGCGCGCCACCCAGAACCCGCCTCCCACCAGCCCAAACGCCACCCCGGACACCACGCCTCGCGACACCCTCGACGAACCCTCGCGAGGTTGTCGCGACATCCCAGCGCCTGGAGCAGGGGAACAGGGAGCAGGGGAACAGGGGAACAGGGAAGTTCCGCCTTCGGCGGAGCGCTCAACCGCGCTCGCAGTCGTCCCATCCGAACCCGACACCGCACAGGCCCTCATCGGCGAATGGATCGACCACTGCCGTCGACGCCCACCCGGACAAGTCATCGGCCAAATCGGCAAACAGCTCAAGCAAATGCTCGCCGAAAACATCGCCCCCGCCGACATCCGCCGCGGCCTCGCCGCCTGGCACTCCAAAGGCCTGCATCCCTCGGCGCTACCCAGCGTCGTCAACGAACTGATGAACGCCGCCCCAGCCCAGGCCCGCCCCTCCACTACCGACCAGCGGGTCAACGCCGCCCTCGAACTCGCTGCCCGCTACGCCGCCGAGGAGGCGTCATGACCAAAGCCCAGGTAGCGCTCATCCTCGCCGCCGCCGCAGCCCGCGACCTACGCACCGTCGGAGACGCCGACGTGCTCGCCTGGCACGAAGACCTTGGTGACATCACCTACCCCGAGGCCCGCGAAGCCCTCCGACGCCACTACCGCGACAGCACCGACCGGATCATGCCGGCCCACATCCGCCACCACACCCGCACCATCCGCGACGAGCAGCGCCGGCAGGTCGCCCACCAGGTCCGCGCCCTGCCATCCCGATACGAGGCCGACACCACCCGCGACGCACGAGCCGCCCGCGGCGCCGAACTGTGCCGACAAGCCATCGCCGCCGCGACCACACCAGCCGACAACGAGCCACCCGCGCCGCTGTCGCCATCCGACGAGATCCGCCAGCGGGCACTGGACCGGGCACGCGCCGAACGAAAAGCCGGCCAGGTACCGGGGATGTCGTCCGCCGGCGACGTCCTGAACCAGATCGTCCGCCGCACGTCCGCCTGACCACCCCACCGCCTGAGGAAACCCGCCGCCATGCCTGAGATCCGCACCGTCCACACCGCCCGCACCGCCCACGACTGCCAGGCAGAGCCCTGCGAGGCCACCATCCGGCCCGGCGAGCAATACCTCGTCGCCGCCCTGCCTCCCGGTGACGAGCATGCCGGTAACGAGCACTGGGGACGGCTACGCATCTGCGAGCCCTGCGCCACCCGCTGGGGTCAAACCCTCGACGAGCAGGCCACCCCACGCCGACCGCGCCGCCCCACGCCCAGCACACCTGAGGAGACGCCATGACCCAGCACGTCAACCTGCCCATCCACGGCGAGTGCGACCAGGCGCAGCGTGCGCTCACCGACGTGTGGGCCGCACTCGACCGCGCCGGCTGCCACAGCCCCCTCGCCACCGCCGCCGAGCTGATCGACCAGCTTGCCGCCGACCGGGACCAGGCCCGCTCCGCCCTCGCCGACGCCCAGGAGCTGATCGCCGCCCTCGACGACGCTGTCGAGCGGATCGACCGGGCGCGGGCGCGGTACGCCACCCGCCCCGGTTCCACGGCCGGCGGCGCGCACGACGTGGAGACCCTGATCCGCCACTGCGTCTACCCGGGATGTCGCCGGAGCTATCGCGCGGATGTCGGCCCGTCGGATCGGGGCTGGATGCGTCTGCGTGGCCTTACGGTGCTCTGCCCGGACCACAGCACCGCCGCCGGCAGCGCGCAGGACACCGCGCCACCCGCTGAGAGCCACACACGGCCGCCTGGAGACCCCGGCGCGGGTGTGGACGTGGGCGGCGCCCTCCTAACCGCTCACAGTGGATCTCAACCCGCCACCCGCTGGAGGAACGACCAGTGAGCATGGCCTACATCCGCCGTCACTACGGCGTCCCCGCTAAACGCGGTGTCCGCATCATCGCCAACGGCAGGCCCGGCACCATCACCAGCACCGACGGCGCCCGACTCCGCGTTCGCCTCACCGGCGACACCCGGTCCACCGTCCACCACCCGACCTGGCGCGTCCAATATCCCGAGGCCGCGCCGTGAGTAGCAGCTGGCGCGGCGGCAGCACCAGCGCCTGGCGGCAACAACACGCGCACGTGCTCGCCCCGGCCACCCCGACCCTGACCGTCGCTCGCTGAGAGGCCACGCCGTGACACCGCACCACCTGCACGCCACCACCGCCGCCTGGTCCCTGAAGACAGCGCTCGAGCACCTCGCCCAACTCGCCGACGACGAGGCCGCCCACATCGCCGCCGAAACCCTGGAGGCCCCCGCCCTGCTGCACTCCCCGGCCTGGGGCCGCCGCCACACCCTCGGCGGTCACGGCGACCCCACTCCCGGCCTGGCCGCCGTCGCCACCGCGCCTCGGGCACCCCGCCGCAACCGGTGGGCGGACATGCACACCCGCAGCCTGCGCAAACTCGGCTGGCTCGCCGACCAACTCCCCACCGCACCCGCCGGGCCGGACTCGTGGTGGCGGATCTACGACACGATTCCCCGCCTCCAACCCGGCACCGCCGCCCTGCTCGCCCGGCACCTGGCCGACGAAGACACATGCATTCGTGCTGCCGTTGGCTGCGGACCGCAGCGGGAGCTGCTCGACGACATCGCCTGCCCCAACCCCCGGTGCGCCCAACGGCGCATCCACATCCAAACCGCAGGACCACCCGAGGTCTGGACTGTCGTGTGCGCGGCCGAGTGCCGCTGCGTCGGGCTGGCCTGTGGCTGCGGCATGCCTGGCGCGGTGGAAGGCGTCGCTCATATCTGGCCGCGCGCTGCTGTGCTGCATGCCGCATGATCCGTTGCCCCCGCTGCGCACTGACCTGCACCGCTGCCGGCTGCCCTGCCACCGCTCCGCTGTCCTGGTACGCCGGCCGGGGGTGGGGCACCGCCCAGCAGCTTGTGCACCGTCTCGGCGGCGACGTCACCGTCGCGATGGTCCGCCGCTGGCGTGACCGCGACGGACTTACGACCCGGTCCGGCTACTCACCCCTGGACGAGGCAGCGCGCATCGAGGCCGCCAAGCGCCTCTCACCACGGGGTCGGCCACGCCCGACTTGACCTTGCGATAGCGCGTCCGGCATGATTTGTTCATCAACTCCGCTAGGCGGAGTGTGCCCAAAGCCCGGTAGGACGCATCAGCGCCACCGGGCTTTCGCGTACCCACAGACCGGGACGCGACCAGGGGGAGGCGGGCAGGTCGCAGGCTGGGACGGCCTGCCCGCACCAACCCCATACGAAGCCCACCCCTCCCACCTCTGACCGGGTAAGGCCCGGGACGGAGCGACACACCATGACCGCCCGACCAGTCACCCAGGCCGACTACGACCGCGTCCGCGAACTGCACGCCCAGGGCATGTCTCGCAACGAGATCGGCCGGACGATCGGCCGGTCCGGACGTACCGTCTCCAGGATCGCCGACCAGCTCGACCTCAGCTTCGACCGGGCCGTCACCCGCGCCGCTACCGAAGCCAAGAAGGACGACGCCCGCGCCAAACGAGCTGTCCTGGCTAGCGCCCTGCTTGACGACGCCGAGCGGCTCCGTCAGCAGCTTTGGCAGCCGGCCGACTACGTCGACCACGGCGGCAAGGAGTTCGACCGCGTGGACTGGACATTGTCCGAACCGACTTTCGCGGACAAGCAGAAGATCATGCAGGCCGTGGGTGCCGCCATTGACCGAGCCATCAAACTCGACGACTACGACGCCGACCCCGGCGTCGACGCTGCGAAGAGCATGCTCGGAGCCCTCGCCCGGGGCCTCGGCGCAGCCTACGACCAGCTCAACCACGCCGGATCCGATGGCGGTTGACCTCGACGCGGTCGGCCGTACCCTGTCGCCGATCCACCTCCGTTCCGTGGTGGAGTCCACAGCCCGCCTCAACATCTGGCAAGGCAGCGTCCGGTCCGGTAAAACCGTCGCGTCGCTGCTGCGGCTCCTCCTGGCCATCGCGACCGCGCCCACCTCGGGCCGGGTCCTGCTGTTCGGCAAAACCCGCGAATCCGTCAACCGCAACGTGTTCGCGGTACTCACGGATCCGCTCCTGTTCGGGCCGCTCGCCCGCCTGGTCAAGTACAACCCAGGCGCGGCAACCGGCACGATCCTCGGCCGGGAAGTCGACGTCCTAGGCGCGAACGACTCCAAGGCGGAGCCGAAAGTCCGCGGCATGACGTTGTGCCTGGCCTACGGTGACGAACTCACGACGATCCCCGAGGCGTTCTTCACCCAAGTCCTGGCCCGGCTCAGCGTGCGCGATGCCCAACTGTTCGGGACAACCAACCCCGACGCGCCGAACCACTGGCTGCGCAAGAAATACCTCCTGCGGGCCGGTGAGCTGAACCTGCGGACCTGGCACAGCACCCTCGACGACAACCCGCACCTCGACCCGCAGTACGTCCGAGACCTCAAGACCGAGTACGTCGGCCTCTGGTACAAGCGGTTCATCACCGGCTCCTGGGTGCAGGCCGAAGGCGCCGTATTCGACATGTGGGACGAGGACCGCCACGTTGTGCCCGTGCTCCCGGCTATCCACCGGTGGATCTCGCTGGGTATCGACTACGGCACCCGCAACGCCACCGCCGCGGTGATCCTCGGCGCCGGCGAGGACGGTCGCCTGTATCTGACCCACGAGTGGCGACACGACCCGGCCACTGCCCGCCGGCAGCTCACCGATGGCGGGCTGTCCCGGGAGTTGCGTGCCTGGCTGGCGGGCCTTGAGGTGCCCGGGGCGCCCGGGTTGAAGGGCATCACGCCGGAGTGGACCGTGGTCGACCCGTCGGCCGCGTCGCTGCGCCTGCAGCTGCACGAAGACGGCATGACCCCGGCGCTGGCCGACAACTCGGTGCTCGACGGCATCCGGCTCATGTCGAGCCTGCTCGGCAACGACCAGCTCCGGGTACACGAGTCGTGTCGAGGGCTGATCGACGAAATCCCCGGCTACTCCTGGGACGACAAGGCCGCCGAGCGAGGCGAGGACACCCCCATCAAGGCCGATGACCATTCAATCGACGCCGCCCGGTACGCGATCAAAACCCCCGAGGTGCTGTGGCGCCCGCTGCTGCGGGGCGTTCTCCTTACCTGACTGAAGGGATGCCCGGTGCCGATTCCCACCGGCGGCGCCTGGCCGCCTCCCGCGCACGCACCCGCCTACGCCGCCTACCGGGATTGGGACGCGTGGTACACGGGCGACCCCGACCGGTTGCGCACCGTCTACCTGAACCGGGCCGTTACCGGCACCCGGCTCGCCCCGTCGGACCGGGTACGGGCCAGCCAGTACGCCGGTGGTGTCGTGGGCTACCTGTCGCGCTGGCTGTGGGGTAATCCACCACCGGCCGGGCAGCGGGACGGCCGCCTGCATGTGCCGCTGCCCGCTGACCTGGCCGCCACGGCGGCCAATCTGCTGCTCGCTGAACCACCCACCCTGACCCACGAAGACAGCAGCGTGACGGCGCGGCTGGAGCAGCTCCAGGAGGACGGCCTCAACGCCGTCTTGCTGCATGCTGCGGAGGCTGCGTCGGCGCTCGGCGACGTGTACCTACGGCCGGTCATCGACCGCGACGTCTACGCGGATCGGGCGTTCGTGGCCTCGGTGCACGCCGACGGGGCGCTGCCGGTCCTGCGGTGGGGCCGGTTGGTCGAGGTGACGTTCTGGTCGGAGCTGGCCAACGATGGCAACACGGTTGTCCGGTTGCTGGAGCACCACGACGTGGTCACCAGCGTCAACGGCTCCCGCGCTGGCCGGATTACCTACGCCGTGCACGAGGGCACCCCCGACCAGCTCGGACGGCCGCTGAGCCTGGCAGATCACCCCGACACCCGCCACCTGGCCGACCTCGTGGACGAGACAGGCACTCAGGCCACCGGCCTGGATCGGCTTGATGTCGTCCGGATCCCGAATACTGGCCCGCAGCGGCTGTGGCGCACCATGCCGGGCCTGAAGTACCTCGGCCGTAGCGACTTCGACGGCAACGAACAGACATTCGACGCTGCCGACGAGGTGTGGACATCGTGGATGCGCGACATCCGTCTCGCCCGTGCCCGCATCATGATCCCGGACTACATGCTCCAGTCCAACGGGCCCGGCCAAGGCGCGACATGGAACGCGGACCGGGAGGTGTACACGGCGGTCAACGCGCTACCCGGCCAAGGGCAGGGCATCACCCTCAGCCAGTTCGCCATCCGCCACGCCGAGCACAAGGCGTCCCTCGACGAGGCCGTGAAAGTCGCGATGCGGCACGCTGGTCTGAGCAGCCAAACCCTGGGCGATGAGGGCGATGTCGCCGTGACGGCCACGGAGGTGCAGGCCCGAGAAAGGATGTCCTTCACCACTCGGGGCAACCGGATCCAGGCGTGGAAGCCTGCCATCGCCGAGGCAGTGGAGCTGCTCCTCGCGGTTGAGCGCACCCAGCTCGGCGGTAGCCGGCCCGACCCGGTACGGCCGAATGTCGAGTTCGGCGACAGCGTCTCTGAGGCACCTGAGACGGTTGCGCGCACCCTGCAGTTACTGCATGCCGCCGAAGCGGTGTCGGTGGACACCAGGGTCCGGATGGTCCACCCCGAGTGGGACGACCCGCAGGTCCACGCCGAGGTGGCCCGCATCCGCGGCGACCGGCCCGACCCGGTTGAGGTTGGGCCGGCGTTAGGGGCGCTCGCCGGCAACACCCAGGCCGGCGAGGAGACGACGGTGGAGGCGTAGCCGATGGCCCTGTCCGGCGAGCAGATCGAGGCCACCACCCGCACCCTCGTTGATCTGTACCGCGACGCCGAACAGGCGATCCTCGCCGAGGTCACCCGCCGCCTGGCCACCGGGATCGACGCCGCCGATTGGCAGGCGAAACGCCTCGGCGCCCTCGCCACGGTGCGTGCCGCCCTCGAGCGTGTTCTCGCCCTGGTCGCCGCCGACGCGTCCGACCGCATCCGCGGCATGCTCGCCGCCGCGTACCGCACAGGCCAGGCCACCGCCACCGCCGGTATCCCCGCCCGGTTGCTGCCTCGTGACCCGGACGCCGGCCGGGCGGCTGGAGTGATCCGCACGCAGGGCATCCGCGCCGGGGTGATGGAGTCCCTCGCCGCCGCGCTACTCGACGATGTGGAGCAGCGGCACTCCAACGTCTTGCGGCACGTGATGGACGTGTACCGGTCGGTGGTGCAGCGGGCGACCGCGGTGTCGGTGGTCGGGGGGATGACCCGCCGGCAGGCATCCCAGTGGGCGTACCAAAAGTTCATCGACCAGGGGATCACATCGTTCGCCGATGTCCGCGGCCGGCAGTGGCGACTGTCGTCGTATGTGGAGATGGCAGCCCGTACCGTCACCCAACGCGCTGCCGTGCAGGGGCAGACCGATCGGCTCACCACCCTCGGTATTGATCTTGTCATCGTGTCTGATAGTCCCCGCGAGTGTGAACGCTGCCGCCCCTGGGAGGGCGCCATCCTGTCGATCTCCGGCGCCCAGTGGGGTCGGGTTGAGATGCCCAGCGCCCTCGACGAGGGCCGCACCGTGACCGTGGACGTGGCCGGGACGGTGGAGCAGGCCCGCGCCGCCGGCCTTCAACACCCGAACTGCACACACTCGTTGCGCGCGTACCTACCCGGGGCGACCCGCCGACCGGCCAAGCCGACCGCCAACCCCGACGGGTACGAGGCCAAGCAGCGGCAACGGCACATCGAGCGGCAGATTCGCCGCTGGAAGGAACGCGAAACGGGGGCGCTCACACCGGAGGCGAAGACCGCAGCGACCGCGAAAGTCCGCGCCTGGCAGAAGACGATGCGCGCGCATCTCGCCGCGAACCCGGAGCTGAAGAGGCTGCGGTACCGGGAACAACCCGGCGCCGGTAGCCGGCCAGCCAGCATGCCATCGCCGGCCGCTACGCCTATCCCGGCGGCACTGCCGCAGCGGATTCGCGCACCCCAACCGCCGCCCCGTGTCGATGACCTACCAGGACTGCTGGAGGTAGACCTTGACCAGGCTGCGGGCAGAGACATGGCGGCCGACGTCATGGCCGACATAGTCGGCGGGGAGTACGCCGGCCTGATCGTGGAAGTGAACGGCGTCGAAAGCTACGACGAATTCGGCCACGCCGGCGACCTTCATGGCATCCTGGTCCGCGCCAAGATCTACGCAGACGCGTTGGATGGCACCGAGGTCGGTAATGTTCAGCGAGCGTTTTACCGCGACGACGATGGGCAACTTGTCGCCGTGCACGCCTTCCTCCAGCTCGCCCGAGACCAACGGGGGAAGGGCTTCGCCAGTGAGTTCAACGCCCACTTGGAGGGCTGGTACCGGTCGCAGGGCATCAGCCGTATAGAAGTCCACGCCAACATCGACATCGGCGGCTATACGTGGGCTAGTCACGGCTACGACTTCGCCGACGAGGAATCAGCCGACGAGATCCTGCACCGCCTCCGCCGCGAGATCGCAACCGCGACCGACGAAACGCAAATCGAGCAGGCTGAAGCTATCCTGGAGCGCGCCGAATACGAGGCGTTCGGCAGCGATAGCTACCCGTCGGCGTGGGAGATCAGCCAGTGCGGCCGATCCGCCGCCGCCAGTGACTGGATCGGTAAGCGCGCCATGCTCGGCTCGGACTGGGAAGGGGTGAAGTGGCTATGACAGACCCTGACCCCCACATGCCCCGACCTCGCCGCCGCCCGGTCCGGCCCTCCGCCGACCGGGTCCGCCGCCTGGCCGAACTCGGCGAATGGCACCGCGACTGGGTAGCCCGTCACGCCGACACCGCGGGGTTCCACCCTGACGAGCATCCGACGCCGGGCAGCGACTACAACCTGCACCACGTCGACCTCGACGCCCCGTCGGCCGCCCAGGACGAATTCCACGCCCGGGCCCGGCAGATCATGGGCCTGGACTGATCTACGCCTGATCGGCGCCCCAACCCCTGTCACCACCCCGGTAAGCCCCCGGGGTGTTCGCTGCGCCCTCAAGGAGGGAAACCTGTGGAGCACACCCGTCCCGGCCTGAGTGCCCTCGCCGGCCGCATCATCGGCTACCGCCGCAACGGCCTACCGATCCGCCTCGCTGCCGGCGGCGCCGAAGCAGGCGACGGATCCGGCGGCGCAGACGACACCGGCGACGGTCCCCCGCCCGGCGAGGCCGGCCAGGACGATGCCACCGGCAGCAAGCCTGAGATCAAGGGCGAGTACGACCCTGACCGCGCGATGCGTGACCTGGGCAAGGCCCGCGACGACGCGAAACGCGAGAAGGACCTACGGCTCAAGACCGAGCAGGATCAGCAGGCCAAGCTTGACGCTGTCCTGGTCGCCCTGGGCCTGAAGCCCGACCCGAAGACCGATCCGGCCGCCACCGCGGCGAAAGTCGCCAAGGAGCTGACCGACGCCCAGGCCCGCATCGGCGAACTGACCATCGAAAACGCGCTGTTCAAACTCGCCGGCAAGGCCGGCGCGGACGTCGACGCGCTCACCGACAGCCGCACATTCATGCGCCAGCTCGCCGCCCTGGATCCGTCCGCGACCGACTTCGAGAAGTCCGTCGGTCAGGCGATCCGTGACGCAGTGAAGAGCAACCCGAAACTCGCTCTGGGAGGCCAAGGGCCGGCCCGCCAGGGAGCGGACCACAACGGCGGCACCGGCGCCCGCCAGCGTCCTACCGGACTCGGCGCGGCCATCGCCGCCCGCATGAACGGCAACTAACCCCACCACCCAGGAACAGGAGTCACAGCAATGGCTGTCACCCTCGCCCAGGCCCAGGTGAACACGCAGGACGACGTCGCTTTCGCGGTGATCGACAACCTGCGCCGGTACTCCTGGCTCCTGGACCGCATCGTCTTCGACGACACCGTCAACCCCACCGGTGGATCCACCCTCACCTACGGGTACACCCGGCTGACCACCCCCCGCACCGCCGCGTTCCGGGCCATCAACACCGAGTACACGCCCACCGAGGCGACCCGTACCCGGCACAGAGTCGACCTCAAGCCCCACGGCGGCGCATTCACCGTCGACCGGGTCCTGGCGAACCTCGGCCAGGCGCAGACCAACGAAGTCACGTTCCAGATGCAGCAACTACTCACCGCCACCCAACAGAAGTGGCAGGAGGAACTCATCAACGGCGACACCGCCGTTGACGTCAACGGCTTCGATGGCCTCGACAAGTCCCTCACCGGCACGGCCACCGAGTACGACCCGCTCGTCAACGGGGTGACCGACGGCTACCTGGACTGGCGGTCATCCACCGTCACCACCCAGGCCCTGGCGATGGCCGCCCTGGACCAGCTCGACGCGATGCTCGCCGAGATCGTGCCGTCCAAGACCGGCGGTGGTGACCTCGGCGCACCCGGCGCCCTCCCTCCCGGCGAGAAAGCACTGCTGGGCAACACCAAGTCCGTCACCCGTATCCGGGCGCTCGCCCGGTGGGCCGGTCTGTACACCGCCGACAAGGACGACCTGGGCCGCCGGGTCGAACGCTACGGCGATTGGACGCTGGTCGACCTAGGCGACGGCATGCAGGGCTCCGCCCCGATCGTGCCGATCTACACCGCCGATGCCGACGGTGGTGGGGGCGGCGGCGACATCACCGGCCTGACCGACCTGTACGCCGTCAGTCTCGGCCTGGATGCGCTGCACGGTGCCTCCGTGGCGGGTAAGCCACTGGTGGAAACGTGGATGCCCGACTTCGCGCGGGCCGGCGCGGTCAAGACCGGCGAACTGGAGATGGGCCCGACCGCGATGGTGCTCAAGAACACCAAAGCATGCGGTGTGCTCCGGAAAGTCAAGGTGCAGTGATGGCGACCGTCACGGTCACCGCCCCCATTGCGGTTACCGGCGAGGTCGCTGGAGTGACATTCGTCGACGGCGTCGCTCAGGTAGACCCCGTCGGCGACCGCCTGGCCCTGGCCTACTTCCGCCGACACGGCGGCTACCAGGTGACCGCCGACGGTGTGGGCTTCGCCGACGAGCCGCCCGCACCGTCGGCGGTCAAGGCCGAATGGGTCGGCTACGCGGTCAGGGTGCACGACGCCGACCCGGACGAGGCCGAGGCGCTCACCAAGACCGACCTGATCGAGAAATACGGGCCGAAGCCCGAGTGAGGAGGCAGCAGCGTGGCGTACGCAACCGAAGCGGAACTCGCGGCGTACCCGGTGACCGTGCCGTCCGGCGCGTCCGCCGCGCTGCTACTCACCCGCGCATCCCGCGACGTCGACCGGGCGCTGCTGACTGCGGTGTACGACGTCGACGACAACGGCGACCCGACCAACACCGACGTCATCGCCGCCCTCCGGGATGCCACGTGTGAGCAGGTCGCCGGGATGATCGCCGCCGGGGACCTGACCGGTACCGGTGCGATGCCGCCGACCGCGAGCTTCGCGATCGGAAAGGTCAGTGTGGTGCGTGGTGGGCAGGGTGCTGGCGGATCCAGCCAACAAGCCAGCAAGATCAACGGACTGTGGCCTCAAGCCTGGCAAGCACTGAGGGATCCACGCCTCGCCGGCAAGCTGACGATCCGCGGCCCGCAGACCTGGTGGTGAACTGTGGACTGGGCCGCTTTCGTCGCCGTTCACATCCCCGCCCCGGAGACGGTCAGCGTGCAGGCGTACGAGGGATCCGGCGCCTACGGTGACGTGCTCGCCGCCCCGGCCGATGTCACGCCGTGCGTGGTGGAGCAGACCCGCCGCCTGGTGCGGGTACAAACCCAGGACGCAGCCGGCACCGAACAGGTCAGCTCCACCACCGTCTACTGCCCACCGGACACGGTCTGCCCGCCCGGTTCCCGGGTCACCTGGGCTGGGCGCACGTCGCGGGTGCTGGCCCGGTCGGACATCTCCGCGCACGGCTTGGACCTGCCGGAGCACGTCGAACTGTCCCTGGAGTAACCGGTGGCTGAGGAATTCCGGCTGGAGTGGGACGGGGATCGCGTGCTTGCCGCGCTGTCCGACGCGGGCATGGACGGCCTCCTGGTCGCCGGGGAGCACCTGCTCCAGACGTCTTCCGGGCTCGTCCCGCACGAGGAGGGCGACCTGGAGCGCTCCGGCGAGGTATCCAGCGACCCCGGCTCCGGCACCGTCGCGGTGTCCTACGACAGGCCATACGCCGTCAAGCAACACGAGGACCTCACACTGCGGCACGACGACGGCCGCCAAGCCAAGTACCTCGAGGGGCCGATGTCGACGGAGCGGGACGTGATGCTCGCGCTCGTGATGAGGGCCGCCGGGAAGCCGCTGAAGGGATGAGGGCGCAATGGCACTCGGTGACGGCTGGACCTCCCAACTGCTGACCGGCATCGCCGAGCTACTCCACACCGGCGGCGCCGGAACCTGGCGCACAACCGGCGCCTACACGGCCGGCGAGACAGCCATCGTCATCCGCGCCATCCCGCAGCAGCCAGACCGGCTGATCACCCTCGCCGCCTACCCACTCGGCGACGACCTGCCCGGCATGGCCGACCACACGATTGGCGTGCAGGTGCGCTGCCGAGGCCTACCCGATGACCCGCGCGACGTCGAGGACCTCGCCGACGCCGTGTACGAGCTGCTCGACAGCCTCGGCCGGGCTGCCCTCGGCGCGGTGCAGATCGTGGACGTGACCCGCCGCAACCACACCTCCCTCGGCCAGGACACCAACCGCCGGTGGGAGTCGTCCAGCAACTACTACGTCGAGGCGATGCGCCCGACGCTCAATCGCACCGACTGAGAGGCAGGGCCGCGTCATGGCGACCACCCCCGTAACCCGGGTCACCGAGCTGGCCCGCAGCAGCCGACTCGACGTCGACACCGCCACCTACCCAGCCATCAACTACCAGCAGCTCATGGGCATCGAGGAGGCCAAACTCCTCGAGGAACTGCGCACCGAAGACGACGCCGTGTACGACGACACCGGGGCGATGCGGGAGGAGGTCACCGGCTACGCCTGGCGCATCGAGGCCAAGATCGCCTGGTCGACCAACCTCGCCGGAACCGCCATCGATGCCGTGCAAGCGTTCCTTCGCAGCCAGTTCAAGGCGCTGCGCGCCACCTCCGCTGGGAACGCCGAGTTCGGGATCCGCTGGTACCACCGCGACGGCCTCGACGACGGCAACTCCCACGAGGGCCGCGTCTACGTCAAATCGTGGGCGCCCAGCGGCGGCAAGGGCCGCGAAACCATCGACATCGTGCTCCAAGGGCAGGGCATCCTCGCCGACATAACCAACCCCGCCGGCTCCCTCATCCCAACGGTCACCAGCATCGCCCCGACAACGGGATCAACCGCGGGCGACGACCAGGTGGTCAACATCTACGGGCAGCACTTCAAGCCCAACGGCACGGCCTCCGTGACCGCGGTCGGCTTCGGGGCGAATCCCGCCACCGACTACACGGTCGTCTCGGACAGCCACATCGTGGCGATCCCGCCCGCCGGCCTCGCCGGCACCGTCCAGGTCCAGGTCACCACCACAGCCGGGGCCAGCACGGACACAGCCGCCGACGACTACACCTACGCCTGATGGGTGCGCGTCTCGACGACCTCGACGCCTACTGGTCGCCAGGGCTCACGCTGACGGTCAAGGGCCGCGAGTACACCCTGCCGCTGCCCTCAGCCGAGCTGGGCCTGTGGTGCCGCCGCCTGGCCGAGGTCACCGGAGAGGTCCACAACGCCAGCAGCGAGCAAGAGATACAGGCCGCCGTCGCCCGGATCGAGGCCCTACCGCAGCTGCCGGGTGACCTCAGCCTGCCGGAACGGGTCCTCGGCGACGTCTACCAACAGATGGCCGCCGACCAAGTTCCCGACCCGCACATCCAGTTCTGCGGGCAGACCGGCTACATCTGGATCATCGGCGGAGAAGACGCCGCCGAACGGTACTGGACCACGGGCGGCCGCCCGGAAGCCCAACGCCCGACGAACCGGAAGGAACGTCGGGCGCAGAACCGGGCCCGGACTGGCGGGAACCGTACGGCCGGGGACGGAAAGACCCCACCACCGGCCTCCACGAGTGGTACGACATCCCCGCCGACACCCGGGCGCAGGAACAGGGGACGCCGGAAGGCACGGTGAGCTGGAGCGCCCTACTCGCACAGTGGGCATTCATCGAGGCCGACCTACACGACGTGTACGGCATCGACGTCGAAGACCGGACCCTGATGCGGACCCGGTCCTGGCGGTGGCTCCAGACACGCATCTTCGGTCTGCTCGCTGCGGATACCCGCACCTACCGGGCCTTCGCGCCTGAACCTGCGTTTCCGGAATCCGCCTGAGCTACTCCGACAGCGTAAGATCCACCAGCGTCCACTTGTCGTCACCAGCATCCGTGACAATGCAGTTGTATTGGGATCGAACTTTCGCCCCGAGGCTGTTTTCCGAATCAACCGCGCCGCTTACTGTGTAGGTCGCCCCGTCTTTACTGGTTGTCGGATCGGCGTATTCTGCCGTGGCCGGAGCTTTGAGTTCTCTTTCGATGAACTGTTCGCACATAATTTCGGCGGTAATGCCTCGGTTGTCGCTCACCGGATCCTGTGGTTGAGCACCACCGCCGAACACGGCGAATCCACCTATTCCGCACAGCGCAACGAGCACGAGTAGCCCGACCGCAGCGACGATCGGATTGCCTTTCTTCTTCGCCGGAGTTGGCTGAGGCTGCGTCGGCGGCTGCATCGGAGACCCCTTATCCGGTGGACAACCGCTGCACCGTAACGGCGCGGTCCATCCGCTGCAAGCCGTCGGGCGTCGAATGGACGGCGACCGTCCATGATCTGACAGGAGGCGATCGGTGGCGCTGAAGCTTGGCGAGTTGGTCGCCTACCTCAAGGTCGATGACAGGCAGCTCGACCGCGGGCTCCAAAGCGCCAAGGGCAAAATGCGGCAGATCGGCCCAGTACTCGGAGCCGCGCTCGCCGCAGGAATCGGCGCCGGCCTGCTCGGTGGTCTGCAACTTGACGCCGCCCGCGCGAAGCTTGCCGCCCGGGTGGGTGATCCGGCGCTGGCGCAGTCAATCGGTGAGGCCGCCGGACGGGTGTACGCCCGCGGCTTCGGCGAGTCCGCGGGGGATGCGATGGAGGCCGCGCAGGCTGTTGTCTCGTCACATCTGGCGGCGGTAGACGACGCCGGGGCGATCGAGCGGATGACCGTGAAAGTCCAGGCGTACGCGTCCGCGTGGGGTACCGATGTCGCCACAGCCGCCCAGTACGCGTCAACGCTTATTGGTTCGGGGCTGGTGCAGGACGCCGACCACGCGATGGATTTGATCGTCGCCGCGTCCGACCGCGTCCCGGTGGCGCTGCGCGAGGACATCCTGGAAGTCGGTAACGAGTACAGCCAATTCTTCCGAACTCTTGGATTCGACGGGGAACAGGCATTCGCGCTACTGGTGGGTGCAAGCAAGAAGGGCGCGTACGGCATCGACAAAACGGCCGACGCGCTAAAGGAATTCACCGTTCTAGCTACTGACATGTCGAAGTCCTCGGTGGAGGCGTACAACCTCATCGGACTAAACGCCGCGAAAATGTCCAACCAAGTCCTCGCGGGCGGTGACACCGCACACGCCGCTCTCCAGAAGATCACGACCGGCCTATTATCGATCAAGGACCCCACCGAGCAGGCAAACGCCGCCATCGCCCTTTTCGGCACCCCCTTGGAGGATCTCAACGTCGCAGACATCCCCGAATTCCTGCGCAACCTGTCGGCGGTAGGCGATGGCCTCGATGGCGTGGCGGGGGCCAGCGACAAAGCCGGCACGGCGCTGGAGGCGTCCGCCAGTCAGAAGCTGGAGGCATTCAAGCGGCAGGTCCAGGCCGCGCTGGTCGAGAGACTCGCCCAGGCCGTGCCCCACATTGAGGCCACGTTCGGTTGGCTGTCCCGTAACTCGGGTTGGGTGGTGCCGCTGGCGACTGGGCTGGGAATCCTCGCCGGAGTGATCGGCGCGATCATCGTGGTTACCAAGGCGTGGGTGGCGGTGCAGACGGCCCTCAACGTGGTGATGGCTCTCAGTCCGATCACGTTGATCGTCCTCGCGATTGTCGCCCTTGTCGCTGTGATCGTGCTGATTGCGACGAAAACGACGTGGTTTCAGGATCTGTGGCAGGCCGCGTGGGGTGGCATCAAGACCTCCGCCGAATGGGTGCTGAATTGGATCGTCGGCGGTTGGGAATGGGCGATAGGGATGCTCGTTGCGGGGGCGCGGACGTGGTGGTCGGCGTTTTCGGGGACCTGGCGCAAGGTCGGTGACTTGGGCCGCGCCGTCTTCGACTGGATCGTCGATAAGGGCTTGGCGTGGCTGCGTTGGGTGACCGGGCTGCCCGGGCGGGTTGGGCGGGCGACGCGGGGCCTGTTCGACGGGCTCAAGGCTGCCTTCAAGTCCGCCCTGAACTGGATCATCGGCCGGTGGAACCGGCTGAGCTTCCGCATCCCCGGGATCTCCGTGCCCGGCCTGGGCCAGGTGTGGGGTGGCGCCACCCTGTCCACCCCGAACATCCCGTACCTGGCGAAGGGCGGTACTGCTCTCGCGCCGGGTCTCGCCGTGGTGGGTGAGCGTGGCCCCGAGCTGGCGTACCTCAACCGCGGGGCCACGATCCAACCCCTCACGTCGGGGTCGGCCGTGGCCGGGTTGATGCGGCTGCTGCTCACCGGAGAGCTTCGGATTCGTGGCGGGGATCTGGTCCTGGTGCTGCGGGAGCAGGTGGCCCTACGTGGCGGCGACGTGCAGGAGGTCATCGGCAGTGACCAGTAGGAGACGCTATGGGCTGGGCTGACGGTGACCCGCTCGGCGTGCGGATCCGCGCCGCGTTCGGCGCTGACCTGACCGCCACCTGGTCATGGACGGACCTGACCGCCTACTGGCGGCCGTCGGATCCGATCGAGCTGGAGTGGGGGCGCCAGTCCAGCGCTACCCGGCCCGAGTCGTCGACATGCGCGCTGACGCTCCGCAACAGCGACGGCCGGTTTACCGCCGAAAATGCGGCGTCTCCGTACTGGCCGCACGTGCGCACCTGGACACCGATCAGTGTGGACGTGGACCTGGGTGACGGGGCCGGATGGCGTAACCGTCACTCCGGCCATGTGCGGTCCTGGTCGGTGACCTGGCCGGGCCGCTCCGGCAAACTCGCGGTGGCACGGATCGAGTCGGTGGGCGTCCTCGGCCGACTGGGACGCGGATCCCCGCCGGCCCGATCACCGATGAACCGGACAATACTCGCCGCTACCGGTGACGGACTGCTGGCCTACTGGCCGTGCGAGGACGAGGCCGACGCGATGGGGGCGGCATCCGGCATCCGCGGCGTAGCGCCGATGCGAGCAGACGGGGGCGTGAAGTTCGCCGCCGGGGGCGTGGACATCACCGTCGGGGGCACCCAGCGGTACGGCACCAAGCCCCTGCCGCTGTTGACCGACGGCGGCTCCCTGTCCGGTCGGGCGCCGGCTGGGACCAGCAGCCCTGTCGCCTGGACGCTGGAGGCGTTCTGGCAGACCGGCAACCCGCTGGGCGAGGTTGTCCTGATGAGATGGACCACCCCCGCCGGGCCGTTCGTGCGCTGGGACTATGTCGATAGCTACAACGACGTCTACGGCACCTATCTGGTGGCCTACACCGCGTCAGGGTCACCGACAGTCGTCTGGAGTGTGCCGACACGATACGTCGGGCCCTTCAATCTCAGGATATCCGCCGTCCAGAACGGCGAGTCCATCGACGTGACCGTCATGATCGGCTCGCTGACCATAGGGTCGGTGACCGTCACCGGCACCCTGGCCCGGATCGACACGATCGCGCTCAACCCCGACCAGCACGTGTTCTCGCCTGGCGCGCTCGATTTCGTCGTGGGGCATCTGCGGGTGTGGGACAGTGCGACGTCGCCACTCACTGGCTCGCGAGTAGACGCCCACCCGGGCGAGGCGGCGCACCTGCGGCTGGCCCGACTGTGCGCCGAGGACGGCGTCGCCCTGTCGGCGCCGACGGTCCCCGATGAGGGCACGACCGCGATGGGCGTGCAGCCAGACGGCACCCCACTCGACCTGTACCAGCAGTGCGAGGTAGTCGACCTCGGCATCATCTACGAGTCCGGATTCGGGCTGGCGTACCTGCCCCGCTGGTCCCGATACGCCGCCCCGGTCGCCCTGACCGTCGATGCCGCCGACCGGCAGCTCGGCGGGAACCTGAGGCCAGCCGCCGACGACCAGCAGCTGCGTAATCACTGGACGGTCACCCGCATCGGTGGCTCCAGCGCGGTCGCCGCCGACGAGGAGTCGATCAGCCAACGGGGCCTGATCCCGTCGAGCCCCCGGCTCAACCTGGCCTCGGATGACCAGCTGCAGCATCACGCCGACTGGCGGCTATGGATGTACGGCCAGGCGGGCACCCGGTATCGCCTCACCGTGCCGCTGCACACCCGCGCCGGGCGCGGGCTGACCGCGCACTGGGTGGCCTGCCAGCCTGGCTCCCGGGTGCAGGTGGTCAACGCCCCCGACGCGGCGACGACTGACACGATCGACCAGACCCTCGTGCACGCACGCGAGACGATCACTGGCCGCCGCAGGTGGACGGTCGAGCTGGCCACGGAGCCCGCCGACCGCTGGGAGGTCGGCGTGTGGGACGACCCGTCCTTTCTGTGGGACTCGCGGTCGACCACCCTGGACGGCGATCACGACGCCACGGCCACGTCGATGGTGGTGACTGTCGCTGACGTCCACGACGTGTGGTCGACCACCGCGACACCCTACGACTGGCTTGTAGGCGGAGAGCGGATCACCGTCACCGGCATGAGCGCGGCCACCGGGACGGGTCCGTGGACCCAGACCGCCACCGTCGTGCGCGCGGTCAACGGTGTCAACAAACCACTCACGGCCGGCATGTCAGTTCACCTGGCCGACGCGCAACGATGGGGGCTGTAATGGCAGCTGGAGACCGCGCCTACTGGTCAGACGTCTTTGGGCAGCCGCTGTGTCAGATGACAACCACGGCCACCGACTCCATCCCCAACGCCACCTACACAAAGGTGCCGCTCACGACCGTCGGTGAGGACACCGATGACATGGCGGATACGATCGGCGGCAGTATCTACTGCCGAACGGCCGGGCTCTACCGGGTGGCCGCCGCAGTCGCGTTCGCGTTGCAGGCCACCGGTTCGCGCGCACTCGTCGTCTACCGCAACAGCGGCGCCGCCCGAGTCGGGACCGCGATCCCGGCAACACCATCAGGGATCAGCCCTCGACTGTCCGCGTCCGGGCTGCTCAGGCTGGCCGTCGGCGACTACCTCGAGATATTTGTGTGGCAAAACAGCGGTGCCTCACTCGCTTTATATAGCCAATTCGGCGTTTCCGCATTCCTCGAAGCCGAATGGGTGTCCCAATGACTAAGGAAGGCACTATGCCCACCAATCCGCATCCCGTGCCGGACGAAAGCCCGGAGCAGCACATCGGCGAGCAGATCCCCGACCCATGGTCCGACCCCGCCCAGACCGATTGGCCAGCAGTGGAGGTGAACATCGATGACGTGGACGGTAGTACCCAATCTGAATGAGGCGCGTGATCAGCTCGACAAGCGGTTCCCGGGGCGGGACACAAGGTCGGACGGCTCGATCGGCGATACCGCGCACCAGGGCTACCCGTCGTCGCACAACCCGGACCGGACCGGCCGACCGGAGTACCGCGACGGCGACAACGTCGACGAGGTGCGGGCCCGGGACTTCGACGCCGACCTGAACGACCCGGACGGCGTCACGATGGAGCAGGTCGTGCAGCTGTGGGTGACGCTGGCTCGCTCCGGCGTGCTGTGGTGGGTGCGGTACATCATCTTCAACGGCCGCATCTGGCACCGCCGGTACGACTTCACCACCCGCACCTACACCGGCTCGAACCGGCACACGACCCACTGCCACGTGAACTCTGACTTCACCCAGGCAGCCGACACGGTGCGGGGGACGGACTGGCGACTCGACCAGCTCGGCACGCCGGCACCGGTGCCGCCACGGCCGGCGCCCGGGCCCGCGGTGCCGTTCCCGCTCCCGACCGGGCACTACTTCGGCCCACGCCAGGCCGGGAACAGGTCGGTGTCCGGCTACTACCGCCGCCGGTTCCGGGGCCGCACCGACCGGCAATGGCTGGCCACCTGGACCACGCAGTTGGTCCGCCGAGGCTGGCCGGCGGGCACGGGCCGCCGGTACCTGCGCACGGCCGGCGCCGACGGGCTGTACGGGCCGGAGTACCGGGAGCTGATCAAGGCGTTCCAGGCGGACCAGGGCCTCACCCGGGATGGGCTGCTGGGCCGCAAGACGTGGGACGCCGCCTACCGCAACCCAATCCGATAGCCCGGGAGATCCACAGTGAGCACCACCGGACCACCACCGCCAGGCGGCACCTCGCCACTGGTCGTAGAGATCGGCCTGAAAGAGATCTACGACCAAATCGTCGCGCTGAACACGAACGTCCAGGTCCTAGCCAAAGACCTCAAGGACCTCACCCAACAAGGCGACGACCACGAGCACCGCCTACGCGCCCTGGAGAGCGCGCGGTGGCCGCTGCCCTCACTGGCCGCGCTGGTCTCCATCATCGCCCTGGTGGTGTCGGTCGTCGGCTACAACGCCCTCGACTAAGACGCCGGACCTCTCCAGCCGCTCACGCACCTCGGCCGCGTGCTCCCGCGCGACGGCCATGTCCGCACCAGCGGCCTGGAGCAGCTCCACGATCGGTCGGTTGATGCCGTGTGGGTCGACCAGCGCCACCCCGGCCTGCACACCCAGCAGCACCGGGTCGGTGGTGACCGCCCGCACCGCGGCGACCGCCACGTCTCGAGGTGCGTCCCGCATGCCGTCGGTGCCGTACCGGCGGGCCACGCCGGACAACTCGGCCAAGATCAGCCGCTGCGACTGCGGCAGCGACGGCACGTTCACCATCCCCCGACCCTAACCAGGAGGAACCCCGCCCCTGCCGCCTGTAGACGGTAGGGCGAGGCCCCTCCTGATACCCGGGCGACGGGGTCAGCCCGGGCAGCCGGTGACGTTGACGCAGTTGTTCGGCCGGTTCTTGACCACGGTGGTGCCGGTGGCGGTGTTCAGATTAACTGTCCCACCAGCATTGAAGATGCCGCCGCCGTTAATCACGGCGGTGTTCCTTACCACCTTGGTATTGAATAGCGTTAGCGTGCTGTCGAAGCTGTTGTAGATTCCGCCACCCTGCTCGGCCTGATTGCCGATCACCTTCGTGTCATACATCACCAGCTGACTCCTGGGAGCGACGTATACGCCGCCGCCGTTGTTGATGAGGGAAACGTTATTCTTGATGATGCCCTTGCTGGCCGTTGCGGTAGAGTCTGCGCCTACGTATAGCCCTCCGGCAAAGCCGCTTGAGGCTGTGTTATTTGTAAGTTCAAAGTTTTGCAAAGTGAGCTGCCCGTCGATGTAGATTGCACCAAACAAGCCTGCGCTGTTTCCGGTGAATTTGGTGTCGTAGACCCTGCCGATCCCGTCGTTGATGACCAGTAGGCCGCCGACTGTTCCCAGGGCACTGTTATCTGCGATAACGCTACCCTTGATTGTCGCGACCGCGGAGCTACCGTTGCTTATCACCCCGCCGCTACTGTTGGCGGAATTTGCCTTTATCAGAGACTTGACTATCGTTAACTGCCCACCCGAGTTGTAGATCCCGCCGCCGCTGCTGTTATTGGCAGTATTGCGACTGACTGTGGTGTACTCGACCGCCAATACGCCGGCGCTATAAATGCCGCCACCATTTGCGTTTGCGCTATTGCGAGTAATGGTGCTGTGCCTCGTGGTCAGTCTTCCGCCGTCAGTCACGTGAATGCCGCCACCGGTTTCGGGCGTTTGTCCGCCGCTGATTTTCAGCTTGTTGAGAGTGAGGTCGCCGCCTGTGTCGACGGTGAGGATTCTGAACTGTTCGGCGGTGGCGGCGCGGGTGATGCTGGTGTGTTTGCCGCCGTTGAGGGTGATCGGGGTGGTGATGGCGGGCAGGCCGGCGCCGTCGATGTTGGCGGTGAGTAGGTAGGTGCAGTCCCTGGCGAGGTCAAGGACGGCGCCGCCGCGCGCGTTGCCCAGGGTGATCGCCGCGATCAGCGCATCGGCACTACACGGGACCGGAGTGCCCTTGCGTTTGTCCTTCTTGCCCTTGCCCTCGTAATCCTTGCTATCGGTGGAGGCGCGGTCAGGCTTTCCCCGCCGGTCATCGGCGGCAGTGAGAATGCCGTCGACGGCGCCGAAAGCCGGCGCTCCGCCGATGCCAAGGCTGGTGGTGAGGGCCAGGCCGGTCATGCCGGCCAGCCCAACAGCCCACCACCGTGACCTCGCCCGGCGTGCACCTGGTGGGTCCAGTTCGTGCTCGTGGCACTGATCGTTCATCGCGGTCTTGGTGTCCTTCCCCGTCACGGACGAGAACCATCACCCCCAGAGGGGTGGTGTTCCTCGGCTACCAGGCAGGCGGCAGCAACCACTCCGAGCTAAACCGACACCAACCCCACCAAGACATGAACCCGAAAAACATGCCCGAACGAGACACAAAGCCACCCTGGCATCAGACACACCCCCGCACACCCCGAGAGGAACCCCGATGACCCACGACTACCTGATCAGCCTGATCCGCACCGCGGTCCCCGCCGCCGTCGGCGCCCTGCTCGCCTGGCTGGCCTCGACGGCGGGCATCGTCCTCGACGGCGACTCGTCCACCGCCCTCACGGCCGGTGTGGTGGCGCTGGCGATGGCCGGCTACTACGCCCTCGTCCGGGTGGCCGAGGCACGCTGGCCGTGGCTTGGTGTCCTACTGGGTACGCCGGCCGCACCCACGTACGAGGTGTCGGGGCGGTAGGGTCGTCGATGCGGTGCCGCCGGTGACGTCCCGGCCGGCGCCGACCAGCAAACGCGAGCGCCCCGCTCTGGCCTCACGGCCGGGCGGGGCGTTTCGTCGTGTCCGTGGTCGGTCAGAAGTCGTCGGCGGTGCAGGTCACGATGGCGAATTCGCCGCTGGAGGCGTTTTCCTTCACCAGCTCACCATCGATCGTGATCTTGCATTCGATCTCACCGGACGCCGACCCCATCGACTGCGCTGAAATGGTCGGAAACAAGAACGACTCTTTCGACGTCAACTCCTTGCGCCACGGCAGCTTCGCGCCGTTCTCCTGCGACTGATCCGAGCCCAGGCTGTAGGTGATATCCGCCGTCTTCGGGCCGGTCACCTCCATGACGATCGTCTTCTCACCCTTACTCTGCTTGCCTTGGCCTTCCGCTACTTGCTCTTGGGCGCCGGGACCTGCCGTGTCACTCTCACCGGCGGAGCACGCAACGGCTACAAGGGCCAGTACGGACACGCCAATCGTGATCAATTTCGTACGCAACGGATCTCCCTCGAATTGGCAAAGGCACGAAGGTAAGCCGACATTGGCCACTACAGCTCTTAACTGTCGGCCACCCGACCACGGCCATGCCCAGACCGGTACAACCGCATGGACCAACGGCCGGACTCAGGCCCGACCCCGCCGCTTCGGCCGACGTCGACCCGGCCCGCACCCCGGCTCCTGGCAGTCGCAGTACCCACCGGCAGGCCGTAGTAGCTCCTGGTCCCCGGCGCACTCGTGCGTCTTGACCACGATTCCCGGGGCGCAACCCAGGCAGCGCAGCGCCGGATCGACGGCCGGTCCTGGCGGCGGCGCCGGCGGTCTGTCACCGGTTGCCTCGGTCACCAGTGACCTTCGTTCAGCCGGTCCGGATCCGGCGGAGGGCTCGGCGCACCATCCTTCCGGATTCGCTGGGGTAGCGGCGGTGGCGGCGGATTGCAGCGCCAGGACCGGACACGCATGACAGGACACTCCTTCAGATCGCAGGTGAACGGGGAGGGTAGTGGCGGCCGGGCCCTACCGCCGACCCAGGACGTGCTCAGGTGGCGCCCAATCCCCCTGACCCACCGAGGCCAAGTAGTCGTAGGCGTAGGCGGTGGGAGTGCACGGCCACCCGGACCCGCACACCGGGCACCGGTCCACGCGTGGCCAGTGCTCGACGATGATCCTGCGGGCCGACCGGATCATCCGGTTGCGTAGCTGCGCCGGCGACAGGCCAATTGGGGCAGGCCGGGCGTGAGCGGCGGCCATCACCGGGAGCAGGCCCGCTGCTCGGCCAACCGGGTCATCAACAGCCGCGTATCCAGGATCACCGTCGGCTGGTCGCGCAGCGGCCGGTAGGCACCAGCCCGCCCGGCGTACACGGTGGCGGGACCGGTGGCGTCCAGCCGCGCGGAACGGCGTCGGCGTTGGCGGAACAGCCGGAACATGCGGGAACTCCCTCACCCTCGATGGTGGCGAGACGGCCGGCTCTCTGGCTGCGACCGCCCCTACCCAGTNACGGGGAGGGCAGACCGGAAACCGCCGTCACACGGACTATCGACCGACGGCGGTATCGGGAGAGTAACTGCGAGTTAAGTCTGGTCGTGGTCGGGATCGAGCGGGTCGACACCAACCCGTGTCGCCAGGTCCCGCAGCTCATCGGAGCCGCGTCGACGAGAGTCACGGATCATCTGTCCGACCAGCTCCCGCACACTCGGCCGGGACCGCAGCTCCGCCGGTGACGCNNCGTCAGCCTCCAGGAACGACAGGATGGCGCGGTCCTGGTCGCCGGCGGCGTACCAGCCNCGCCCNGTGTCGATGTGCATCCGGGAGCGGCGGTTCGCGGTGCGGATCCGGGACCGGTCGACCTGGCGGGCGTACTCGGGAGCCCGCTCGGGCTCGCCNTTCTCAACCGCCACCCCGATACGCCAAATCGCCACGTTTTCCGGGCTGAACTCCATCCGCCACGGATCCGATCCCGCGCGACGAGCCGCGGCACCCGCCTCGGCGAGATGACTGTCGGAGTCGCCGATATCGAGTGAGGCCGCCGACAGGGCGGCGTGNAGGTGCAGCATGCCGTACCACGTGAGGGCGGCGTCGTCACCGTCGTCACCGAGGCGTTCGGCAGCGGTGACCGCGGTCATCAGCGACCGGCGGCGCCCACCGGTGGTGCCGGATGCCAGCGCGGTCTGTGCGAGCGCGAACGCCGCCGCCGCCGACTCGATTTGCCTACCGAGGCGACCGGCGGCGACGTCGGCGCGCTC